TCTAGTGCCATTCTGCGCACCTCGCTGCCGTTGACCAGGAACATATCTGGTGCCACCTCCTGTGCCTTGATCGGGACGTTTACTCTAACTTCACGAGGCGCCGCCATGACAGAAGTAGGCGAACTACGACCAACCCAGTCGTATCTAGAAGGCGCATAAAGGCCCAACATTGGTGTTGTGCCAACGGCCGGAGTGAGTCCTAGGTCTGTAGCAATAGAATTCTTCTTCACGCTCAAGATCAATGGATCTGTTATGTCCTGCGCTGCTTGTGCTACTCGTCTTTCGTATTCTTTCATCAGGCCGGTTTTTGGTCCGCTGCTGCGGCCAATGTTATTGATAAACTGTCTTTCACTCACCAACCCGCTACGATACATCCCCTCAGAACCCACCACGTAGCCACCATTGGCAAATGCTGGTATTGCAGCTGCGCCACTCATCCCGCGTAGAACATTCATCGCAAACCCCAGTCGCTTGCTATCAGGTACCACGCTTTCACCTTCGCCACCTTCGCCGATCAATGCCAAGGTGGGACCTTTGACATAACCGCCCAGCGCAAAGGCTGGTACGCCCATCGTCGGCACGTTAGGGATATTAGGCGAACCGGGCAGATTGTTGTAAGCATTGATCAGGTTATTGATTTGACCAACAACCGAGTTGATACCACCAACAATAGAAGACAACACCCCGTTAACTATTGAGCGAATCCCGTTCATCACGTTTGACCATGTGCTAGCAACCGCGTTAGCTGCTGTGTTCATGGCATTAGGAATGGCGGTAGTAACGGCATTCCATGCGCTGATAATCGGCTGCACCACCACATTATTAAAGGCTTGCGCCAGTTCTTGCCACTTGCCCCCGAGCCATGCCCAAACCCCTGTGGTTCCCGTCTTGACGGCTTCCCATGCTGCATTGAACCCCTGAGGCAATGCTTCCCCTAGCCAGGCCAGGAACTGCCCAATCGGCTCACGAAAGGCGATAGCCATCCCGATCACAGCAACCACGGCGAGCGTGATCCAACCGGCAGGGCCACTGAAGAAGGCCAGCAAAGCTGGCAGGATTGTGGTGGTGAGGAAGGCAACAAAACCAGAAAAAGCCGTTGTCATCGCGGCTAAAGCTGGAACAACTGCATTAGCCCATCCTACTACTATTGCGCCAAGTTTAAGACCAGATAATACAGTGACCAACTGTATAGTTGACGTGAGTGCTCCAATAAGCGGCCCCCAAGCAATTACAAGAAGCGCCAATCCGCCAGCAACAACTTGAAGAGGCCCAGGTAATTTTGAGAAACCATCCACAAAACCGGCAAGCGCTTCTGTTGCTTGCGTTAAAAACGGCAATAATATAATGGCAATTTGCCCGCCTAGTGCCCCAATCTTTCCTTGAAGCATTACCATTGAATCACCAGCCTGGTCCGCCTGTCTGGCATAATCGGTGGTTATCCCCTTAAACTGAGACAAAGCTGCGCTGCCTTCGTTTAACATCGGAATCATCTCTGCGCCTGATCTTCCAAATAACTGAATTGCCAGACCTGTCTTTTCTGCTCCATCCTCCATATTCTTAAACCTATCAGCGACTTCTAGTAGGATTTGATCTGTTGCCTTTAGCTTGCCGCTGGCATCGACAAATGAGATTCCAAGAGATGCCAAGGCATCCACTGAACTACCTTTACCCTCAACCAATCCCTTCGATAGTCTTTGCAACGATTTTGCAACACTTTCTATATCTGTTCCAGCCAAAGCAGCAGGACGCCGGAAACGACTAAGTGCTTCAACACTTAAACCAGTGCGTTGCGCTAAGTCATGCATTCCTTCCGCTGCTTGAATTGAATTCGTAGCCAACGTCACCAGCCCCGCACCAGTCGCCAGCGGCGTCAGCATCTGGAAGCCCCGCAACACACCCCCCATGCTCCCGGCAATGCCCTGCAGGCTTTTGCTTGCGACACCAGCCGTGCGCGATAGGTTGTTGACTGATGAGGTCAACGCATCGACAGTTCCCTTCCCCTCGCCCTGGGCACGGATCCTGAGTAGAGCATCCATTCCGATGGCCATGCTCAGCCCCCCCTAGCGGCTTGGTTCATTAGCTCTCGCGCACGGCTGGCGATGGTTCGCACGTCTCGAAGCACCGTAGCTTTATCCTTCACATTGTACAGATCTTCTTCCATCACCCGAATCACTACCGCCATATTCAGACCCATCACACCATTGCCCCCCATCAACCACTGATCATCACAAGCCAAGAAGATCCCCAAGGCTTCGGCATGTTCTGGCCATATCTCATAATCTGCTGGAGGTGTTAGATCATCTAATCCCTGTACATTCATTACCTCAGCAAGTTGTTTCAGTTGTTCTTGCTTCTCGCTACCGTCACCATTGAACCAGTGATCGGCAGCGCCTATTAGTTTTTTGCCTTAACCTGCGGCAACGATTCCGAATACGTTTTCAGTACAGCACCGGCAAGCCCTGGCGTTTCCAAGAAGTCAGCAAGGTTTGAATCAGTAAATGGCACCTTATCAGAAGGCGGCTGTCCTACTTCAGGTTCATTCTCGAAGATGTCATCCCATCCAAGGATAATTCTGGCGGCATGTTGCCGAGCAATCGGCAATAGTTCATTCATGCGCTCAGTCCTTCCAAGCTGCATCGCATGATTCAGCTCTGCCTCTACACCGATAATCTGTTCGACTTCAGATTGCGGCAGCCATTTGAATAATAGCTTGCAGGTAGCCCGGCGATAGCCACCACCATCCTTGGGAATATCAATAGCAAGCGGCCACCAATAATCACGCCGAGCGGAAGAAAGAACGAAAGCCATGATTCAAAAAGTTGGGTGAGGATAAATGAATGGATCAGGTATGCACGATCGACCACGGCGTAGCACCAGTGGCCGTAAACGGCAACGTGCGCAGCAATAGCTTATCGTTACCGGCCGAGTAGCTGGGCAGACCGAAGCTAGCGGCGGCAATGTTGATCGCTTGAGTGTTACCAGCACCACCAGCAGAGTTGAGCACCGAAATCGGATAAGTCAACCCACTGGTTGACAATACGGCAAGATCCTGAGCTGCCATGGTCTTCTGCTCAATAGTGATCGAACCCGATGGCTTGGAATCAGTGATGAGCACCTGAGGGCTGCAACCTGCACGGCTGGTGAAGATCACTTCATTGCCCGCATCAAACTCAAACGACTGCAGACAGACCGCCACAGAGTTGAGAGTGACCGTAGCGCTACCGGATTGCAACGGAAACGAATTAGCTTGGTTGGTGTAGCTGGTGCTGCTAAAGCCGGCGCCATCGGTCGGTGCGCTATACAATCCAGTCATTGCAAACTGAATCGTTCCGTGCTCATCATTGTTGAAGGTAGCGCTCACGTTACCACGTGCGCCTCTCATCTCATGCACAAGGCTGGCGGTACCATCTGCCTTGATCATTGACCAGCGCAGGGTAACGCTAGAGGCAGTGCTGGCGGCTGGGGTATAGGTTGCGCTGGTGGTGGGCGAAAGCGCTTCACTGACCCGGCAGGCTGGCAACAGGCCCGCATAATTTGCAGCCGTACCAGCGGTGCCGCTGCTGCTGTGCTGAACCTGAAATGTAAAAGTCTGGTGCCGTCGGATGTTCACCTGCCGGTTGCCGGTCGGATAGGGCAGGATCAGAGAATCCTCAACCGTATCCCCCGCCTGTGGTGTCCACGAGGGATCTGCCAGCACCTTCAGCGGAATGTAGTCACCACTAGGCGCCACGCCGTAGGTAACCTCCGGCTTATAGGTCAGGATCGCTTGATTGGTGAAAAACATTGCTCAGGCCTCGGGTTCGGGGGGGGCAGGATCAGCAGGCGGCACAGCCGCAGACGAAGACGCTGGAGGCAGGGTCAGCGGAGCAGGCTCCGGCTCGACACCCTCAGCCGGCGCGGCATCAGCATCAGTCCGGTCCCAGGCATCACCAGCCTCAGACAACACGTACCGCCCCGCCTGGGTCGGCAACGGTGGCGGCTCCGGCAGTGATGGAGGGGCAGCAGATCGCGGCATGGCCTACTGGGTCAGGTCTGCCTCTAGTGTAGTGAAATCATACTCATAGAACAGGTCTACCCCACCCGGCATGTTGTCGCCCTGCTCATCGTCCCACTCGACCGCTGCGCGGCGCTCGCTACGTCGCAGTCGATGCACTAGGCCACCTAGAAACCGATCCGAAAACAACAGGCTATGAACGCTGCAGCGAATCGGATCCGCTGCCCTGCTAGCAGCATCACCCTGCACATGGATCCTGATCCTCAGCAGTAACGTGCAAAATATACTGCAGTTGGTTACCTTGGAATTTGCTAGTTCTGCTACAGCATCAATCGTAAGCGCTGGTACCTCGCCCCTCGCAATCGCTTCAGATCGTCCCCTGTAAATGCGCTTATTCCCCTGACCGTCCGTTGTGATCCCATACGTTGGCTGCAGCAATGCTTCGACGGCTGTCAAAATCTGCTCAGTTTGAGAAGGCCCCGGTACCGTCATCCCTCACCCCCCGGCAACTGCGGCTGCAGGGCTGCGATGAAATCTGCAGGCAGGTGGCACGCCATGGCCTTGGCGATGATCTCGGCGAGCGCCTCCGGGGGCATCTGACTGGCCAATAGGAACTGCCCCCAGGTTGCCGCCCAGGCGGGATAGTTCTCGTTCAGCCTGGCCTCCTGCAGGGCAGCGGGTAGGCCGGTGGTCGCCGGCTCGCCCTGGGGATTGGTGCTGAGGCGGGCGGCCACCATGGCGGCAGCGATCGGCGGGAATACGTAGAGCCATCCGGCAAACCCCAGCCAGTCTGCCTCTGGTGATGGCGCGCCAAGATACTCACTTGCGGCTGATTCGACGTCAGCTTGCGATGCGCCTGCCGGGAGCACCAGCGGCTCACGGTCTGGATTGCTGTCATCCGTGATGATGACACCGTTTGGCGTGTAGGAGATGCTCATGGTAGTGCTGTAATGCGCATCGCAACAAATGGAATTCTGTTGCCGACCCCGCTAGGTATTATCCCGGTTGGGTTTGCGGTGAGGTCTGGCCATGTCCCAAAGGTGAACGACAAAATCCTGCCGGTTCTAGCACTCAAGACATCAGCTAAACCACTGAGCCCAACAATGGAGCCACCGTAAGAGGATGGGCTGATTGTCCCCACGGCAATGGCCGCCGTTGAGTTAATGCCGGCCCAGTAAAGCCCCGGCGCGAGAGTGGCGCTTGCGTTGCCGCTTACGCTAGTAGCGGTTCCAGCACTGATGCTACCCGTTGACGTGATGGGCAATCCAGCCGGAGCGCCATCGGCTCCCCTCGCATATAACGCGAGCTGCAGCGAACTGCCGGCGACTGCTGTTGACACGCTTACGCCAAGATCACCAATAGTGCAGGCTCTAAGAATTCTCAGCGGCGCCAAGTATATTGTATTTGCGGTCATGCCGCCGCCAGTGGCCACAGTGCCGACTTGTGGGGTTATCCAGTTCCCGACAGCATATACATCGGGGGTTAATTCTGGCTGCTGCTCTACATTGTTACCATCACGAAAGCGCAGTGAACCGCTTGACAGATATACATCACCTGTCTGCGGCGATGCGCTAACCGATACCGGTAGCCTCAGCCGGCCGGATACAACACCCACATCTATGTTTCCGCTGCCGTCAATCGTCAGCCCAGCGGCACCACCAAGGGCGCCAGCATTATTGAATTGCACCTGACCGCTGGTACCACCTGGGGAGGCGGTACCGCCGGTGATGGTCAGCACGCCGCCCGACAACGTGGCGCCCACCACGGTGATTTCCTCTGGCGCCCCCGTGCTGGCGGTGGTCCGCCCCAGCAAGCGGGCAGTCGCCATCGTCAGGCCGCTGCTGCCGATCGCGCCGGAGGCCGCCGCACTGATCGCCGTCCGCCCTGCTGCAGCATCCACAGCCGTCGCCAGCGCCTTGCCAACGGTGCTGGAGTAGCCAGACCACCAAGCGGCCACAGCCTGAAACACTCGCTGAGCCGTGAACGCTCGCCGGGTCGTCGCCGTGCCGGCCTCGGCCTCTGCCTGATCGATCGTTACCGCAGACCACTCGCGGGCATCGCTCAGCCTGGCATCGCTGGTTTGCACATATCCGGCCAGTGTCGCCGGCTGCACCGCTGTGCTGGCCAAGGCCCCCTGCGCAGCCGTGGCGAAATCCGTCGTCGCCGCTTGCGCAGCCGATCCCAGCTCCAACCCGGATCGCCCCTGCGCCGGGGTACCGGTCAGTACCGTCCGGCCGCTGGCGCTGCTGTCGCTCAGATCGGCCGCCACCAGCGAGCGATTCTTCCAGAGCCCATCGGCGGCCAGCATCAGAGCCTGACCGGTAGCCTTGCTGGTGATCAGAACATCGTGCAGCTCGTCAATCTCAAGGCCATTGTCAACTTTGACATAGACAATTCCGCTGGTTCCTGCACCCTGCTTGACGCAATACCCCAGCACAACACCATGCGCCGGTTGTGTTGGCCGGGTGGTGGTCATCGCCCCCGTGGTTTCCGACAGCCAGATGATCTGGCCTTCGGTGAGCGTTGACGTGTTCAGCCCCGTCAGTTCACCAACGGCAATCACCGTGCCTTCGGTATTGTTGGTGATTGCTGCAGACGTGAGACCGATCGTCCGCGCTGCCGTGGCCTCCAGAGAGGCGTCCGCCGGGGCGATCGTGATCCTCGTGCCGCTGCTGCCCGTCACATAGACCGGCACGCCCTTGGCGATCGTCGCGCCGGTGTTGTTGTAGACCGGAACCGGCAGCACGCCGAACGTCAGCGACAGCAGCTTCAGGTAGTCGGCGCTGCTCATTAGGCCAGCGTTGACGCCATCCGCCAGGGTGAGCACGGCATCGCTGCCAGTGCTGCTGGTCACAGTCCGGGTCGACGCCACGTAGTCCAGATCCGTGGCGCCGCCGCCGGTGATGGTCAGCACTCCATTCGCCAGGGTGGCGCCAATCACCTCGATCGTTTCGATCGCACCGGCCCCTGTGGTGGTGCGCCCCAGGATCCGCAACGTCGCCATCGTTAGGCCACTGGAGCCGATCGCGCCGGCAGCGGCTTTGCCTAGTACAGCAGTCTCAAGCTTGTCTAAATTTCCGTCATGCTCCTGCGCAGTCAGAGCCGACCCCTTAATCAGTCGCCGGATCAGATTCAGGCTCACAGGAACACCCCCTCCTCAAAAACGCCTGGCACGTAAACGCTCAGGATCACATCCAGTTTAGTCAGTAAGATCACGCAGAACTGACCGTCGCCTACTGGCATGTTGTCGCGCACCGTAAACGGCTGACCGTCCACGGTAATAGAGTCGTCGTACAGCAATCCACCAAATTGAGACACCAAACACCTAACCATGTGCTCGTCGCTGATTCGCACACCTTCACTGGTATACCTACCAGGCGCATCATAAATGCCGAGCCCGCTGACGCCATTGGCGACAACGGGCTTACCAAAGTCCGCAAGAAAGATCGATAGATCTTCAGTGAACATCGGCGGCAGGCTTACCGGGTTTGGCCAGCAGTTCCAGCACGCCCAGCAGCAGAAGCGGGGCGGCTTGCTCATCAGTCAGGACAGACAATTCCTGCCCTTCTTCGTAAATGGTCCCGTCATGTTCGACGGGACCTTGCACGACAACATGCTTTGCCATGATCAAGCCACCACGTTTTGGAAGTAATAGCCGACATCAGAGGCGGCAATGATCTCGTTGACGGTTTCTCCAACCCGAACACGTTGTGCGCCACGAAGACCCACCTTCGGTTCAGGCATGGAACCCGCCTCACGATTCCCGTACTCGGCGGTGTAGCCGAAGGTGATCGCATTGCCGCGAATCCCGCCAATCGGATTCTGATGCAGGAAAGCCATGTGCTTACCCCACACACGCGCCAGCGAAGCAGTTTGACCAGGCTTGGCGGTGTTAATCCAGCTTTCGCCGACGATGATCTCATCCAGCTCCAGCAGATCCGCTACGGCTTGCAAAGTAGCCGGGCTACCTTGCGCGTTGGTCGTGGAGGTGTTGCCAACAGCAGAAGGGGCGATGGCAGCCGTGATCTTCGGGTGAACCTTAAGCTTCGACCACGCAAGGCGACCAATGACAGCAATGTTCGGTCGCATCAGCATCCCGTCAAGCGCCGTCTGAATGGCGCTGTATGGGTCGCTGTTGGTGTAGTCGCTCCATTGGCTGGTGCCGCTGAGAGTCGTGCGGTTGGCGGCTGGGTAGGTGGCCGTATTGAACACCAGATCAGCGACCCGCTTTTCACGATCCAGGGCAACCAGTTCGGTCACACCCTCGACCGCTCGACCGATCGGGTCATAGTTCATCAGCCGGCCGGCATCAAGATCCTCATTCGGAACAAGGTCGTCAAGACCATAATCACGAATCGAAGCAGCGACAGAAGTAGCGCCAAATTCAACTTCATTAGGCTGGCCTTTGCGGCCAACCAGAGTCTCCTTCAGCGTAAACATTTCATCGCGATTGAACTGCATCCAAGTAAACTCGCGAGCCGGAACAGGCGTACGAGGCAAAACCTGATCAGCGATAAACCGCCGATTCGTGTACGCCAGCGCAATCGCAGTCCGTACAGGATCGTACGGAAACGGAAAATTCATGTTAGACATTGTTCGGTCCTGGAGGTAGAA